GTCGTTGTAGTAATAGGCATTGAATACCCTTAAGTATTAATAAAAGTTACTTAAGACGAACATGAAATGTCCGTAGGCTTGCGAGGGCCCGATATACGCTGGGGTGCGAAACCCAAGACACGCTGGGTGGCGACCCCAAGTCACGCCAGGAGATGCGACCTCAATTCACGCAACATCAGTATAATAAAAATATTTTACGAAAAACAACCGCCTGCTTCTTGATCTTACAAAAAAGAAACAAACGGCCGTAATGAAGAAACAGGTTATAAGGAATCTAGCGTCTCTTTTTGTTCTCTAACATCTCTCTATAAAGTTGAGCCTTCATCTCTTTTGTCATACCACCAGCAAAGGCATTTGCATTAGAAAGAGGACTGTCCTCATTAGATTTTGCATTCAATGACGAAATAGGTCTCGGCTTTGCTGTATTAGCTTGGACCTTTTCACGCTCAGCATTGAATGTCTCTGCATCATGTATTCCAAGCTTCTTAATCATTGTATATGCAGAAGCGGCCTTATTGTAAAGATCGCTTGAGGAGTTCAACGCAGCTGCTATATGTGGATAGGCAGTACGCAAAACCTCAATGTTCTCTTTACTTACAACAGAATCAAAATCATTAAACTCAGAGCGCAAACGAGTTTCAACAGTAGCAGCAGCTGTTTGTTGCTTATAATTCTCAAGCTCTTTCTGTAAACGTTTTATGTCGCGATCATATTTGGATAGATGTTTCCCCTCAACAAAATCATCAGGGGCCACCGTAAAGTCTTCTTCTTTGATTTCTTGAGGCCTAACCTTAGCAGCTTCTATATTTTCTAAGCGTAATTTCAACTCATCACGCTCACGCTCAGCTCTTTCGCGAGCTTCTCGGATCGCCTTAAATCTTATACCTTGTGTTTCTTCTTTTTGAGTATCAACCGGTTTTGGTTCTTCTGCTACCGGAGTTTCCTCTGTAACAACTTCCTCAAGAACTTCTTCAACAGTTGCATCATTCGTCTCAATTTGATCCATCTATTTCCCATTCAAAGCTATTCTTGAATTACTAAATTTTCGTGGTGCTTAAAGTCTTCTGGATTGAAACTATCAGAAACAGAAGATTCTTTTAACTCTTTGTTCAGCTTTTTACATGTACGCAAAAGAGAACCATCATAAAAAGAAAGTATGCAATCTAATAAAGCTCTTTCTTCTTCTGGCACCTCTAAAAGCTTGTGCCTGTATGCGTTGCATGTCTTCTTACCAGGAATGGTCCATAAAAGATCTATACTCTTCTTCTTGTGATCGCATCTATAAACAATCTGATCGAAATTAGGGGTAGGACACGATTCACGAACAATAAAATAGTTGCGGATTACATTATCCATCAAGCGCTCTTGCTTAGTCAGAACAACAACATAAAAGTCTGCTTGATATTGAGATTTCCCTCGCTCAAAAGCTTTAAAGAAATTCTTTTCATAATCCTCAAGCATCGCCCTTTGCTGAGAGACAACATCACTGTTAAAAGATTCCTTCTCTTTTAACTCTTGAGATATAGCTCCAACTGACTTCTTGCTGTCAACGCCCATAAAGCCTGCTCCCTATTTCACATAAATAGGAATATGTCCGGGTGTACAAAGAACATATTCCTATTTATAAACATTTCTCTAAAATCGGTTGATCTTAGAACTTAGTTTTCGACTGATTCTTCTTTGCTTTATTTACATCGCCGTTCATTTGTTTGTCAATTGCTGCCAAGTAATCTGGATACACGCCTGTGGTCATGTATGCATTTTTTGGGAAGTATTTTACAAACGAAGCTTGTGGCATGTTAGCAAATTGCCCAGCCCCTGAAGACATCATTCCTGAGCCCTTTTTAGCTTCGTAATAACGTTTCTTTGCCATCTCTATCCTTTGTAGAAAATGCAGTACATCAAAATGATGCTGCAAGGTTAATAAAACATCCTCTAACTACAAACACAACAGACCCTAACCAAGAGGAACGTCGGATTGAGGACTACTATCTCCTAACGGAACTGTAGTACTAGCTTTGCCAGCAGACGGTCCTTCATCTCCAACGTTATTCTTAATAAGATCTGCAAGTGCCAATAACTTTTGAATCTGATTTATATCTATATCTTCAATCTCTTGAAGCGTTTTAACTATATTCAAGACACCTTGCGTACGATCCTTCTGTGCCTCTGCACGTCGTTCAACTGCAAGCTCTTTGTTCTCTTCGACTCTACTTACGCGCTCAATTCCGAGCCCACGATCCGCGATAGCCCTTGAGTTTGCAAGGTTTGTACGAGCTTTTTGCTCTTCAATTAGTGCCTGTGTTTGCATTTGCTCTACTTGTGCTTTTTGCTGATTAACCTTCTCGATAGCGTCAGTAAGCTGTTTTTTGTTTTGTATAGTAGCTGCATCAAGTATGACGTCATCTGGGATAGGGATCCCGACCTCTTTAAGTTGTAACAGCTGCGTGAACTGCATTTGTCTCTGTGTTGTAGTATTAAGCCCTTCTTCAATAGCAGCGTCATATTTACCAAACGCCTTGTTATAGAATTGAGGTGATGGTTCATCCTCTATAATCCTTTTCACTTTGCCAGGAGAGAAGTTAGCCTGTATCACATCAATCATCAACTTACCAAGAAGCCTTTGTGACATATCAAGTTGATCAAAAAGAATCTGCAATGTTGTAAGCCCAGCACCCTGACGAAGCATCGAAAGAATACCAGCCTTATCATCAGTAGCTGACCCCAGCAATTCCTCGTTCACTCCTGAAATTTCTTGTATCTCTCTGCCTAAAAATTCTGACATCTGGAAAAACGACGGAGGAACATCTTGTGTAGGAATTGGCTGTATATCGGTCATTTGCGCAGTTTCTTTGAGGAAAATAGTTCTTCCTTGGCCTGTTTTGTAGAGATCCTTTGGATCTACAGGCGCATTCTCTTTAGCAATATAACCAGTTGTTGCTTTCGATTCTGCAATGTCTAATTCAATGACCTTTCTTCTGTTGTACAGGTATTGTGCATCACGAAGACCACGAACCATACCTTGCATGCGTAGAGAAAAGTCTGGAAGTTGCGGGTTAAAATACCCAAAAACAGGAACAAATGGGTACAAGTCGGTACCGGCTGGATTCTTCCCATCATAAATAAGTTTGCCCTGAACGACGACAGCAAGCTTAACTGTTGGGATGTCTTGCTCAACAACAGTCACCTGTGGATAGACACGAAGAAACTCTTTAAGTTTCTCATCATCATCTCCGGACCATTCCATGGTCTCACCTGTTTGAGCATCAACAAGCATCTTTTGTGGACGGAATGCCCTGTAGTAATACTCGTCATAAGAAAGAAGATTCTTCTGGCCTAAGTCGAAATTCTCTGGCATAAATTGGAATTTTCCGTCACGACCACTCGTACCAGTGACACTCATTATCTCTTCTTTGCTTTCAGGCATCAAAGAAATAGCTTCCGCTCTTGTAAGGTAGGAACGCTTCCAAATGGTGTTACAGTCAGATAAATCTTTTTTCCTGAAAAATGGGTCGAGCAAGAAGGAATTGTAGCTGCAATTATCAACGCGAATGTTCCCACTTATAGGATCGTGTCTATAGTCAGTCCAGACCTGTAAGAGGTTCATACCTGAAACAAGGGCACCATGAAAGGCATCAGAAATAGTATTAAGAACATTCTCTTGTTGATTACACCATGTAAGAACTTTTGTGAATTGATCCGACGTTTGCTCGTCTGCATTCTCAACCGGAACGACAATCGTAGACTTTCTATTCCGCCGCTGATAACCAGAAACCATGTTAACAATGCGGCGGATCCGATTGAAGTTGAAGTTTTTTGAACGATTTTGCGGCGTCTGATTGTATATATCAGAAAAAACACTCTGATCACCAGCCTCAAACCGTGTATCTAAATCTGCCTCACTCCAAAATCTCTGATTAATGGAAAGACTTTCTCTGTAGAAATTCTCCATCCTTTTTTGGATATCAATATCTTTAGAGTCAAAATAATCGACTCCGTTCTTTGGAAATAGCGGCATATAGTCTCTCCCTTTTTTGTGGGATAAAAGAGATTTCAAATTTGTTAGTTAATTCGACTATATAGTACCAAACTTATTAGTGTCTATTGTAAAAAATAACGAAAAGATTTTCAGCCTTTGCAAATAAACAGGTTTTAGCCCTTCAATAGCCTTCTTACTATCGCTTCTGCCCAATCAATAATTGCAAAAAATGTAGGGTAAGTTTTGCGCGCCAATGCGATGACTGGCTTGATGATATTGAAAAGATTGTTTATGAATTTTGCGATCGTTATGTCTGTGCCCGGAACTTTTGTAGCAAGAAGCATCTCAAAAGCCGTCTTTTTATGAATAAGATGGAGATCTTTAAGAATCTTCAACGTAGAGAAAAGCATTTTATCGATACCTTCTTCGAGTTCATGCCTCTTGAGACTTTTCATAGCACCTCCTTAAATAGTACGATTTATCCTTCCTCAAGATTATTGTGATCTTTTTTAAATAGCAACATCAATTCAGACAAGGTCTACATAGCCCTATGGTGCGCTAAATCTCATCATCTATTTTGTTTTCGAGCAGTTTAAGACGAACTTTTATCGCTTCAATCACTATTTCTCTCATGCTAATTTCGTGTGCTGCCGCCATAAGACGAAGCTTCTTTTTCAGCTTTATTGGAAAGTCTAACGTTACACGTGTAAATTTCTTTTTATCGTACATTAAGTTCCCCTGCTATAAAATCACCTGAAAAATGGTGGGAGATTTGACCTAGTGCCATATTGTGCTTCTTGTCTCATCCTCTCTATGTCCTCCGGAGTCATTCCAATTCGTAATTTAGGGAGAGAAACACAAAGATATCTAATGCTATCTGCGTAATTTGAGAAGATGTCGTGATACGGTTTTGGTTTATAAACCTTCTTTTTAGAGTCATATTCTTGTCGATAGTTCTCAAGAGCCTTTATGAGTTGCCTACAGTTCTTCTCATCAAAGCACATACGCGGGAGAGTGGAACGCACTGCTTCGATGCCGTCCATAATGGAAAGTTTATCCGCTATCTCAAACGTAATTCCGAGCTGTCGCGCTTTCTCCCATCTAGTTATACCAGAAGAAAACTCACGATTGCGAATATCATGAGGTCCAATATGCTTCCCATATATATAAGGCTTGGACCTTAAAAGTGAAACATAGTGTTCGAGCCCTTCTTTATTCTTCTCATAACAATCGATGATATTAATTGAACGCCCAACAATCTGAAAAAAGATAATTGAAGTCATGTCACGAACACCAATATCCCACGACGTATGGACAGGATATTGCGGCTCCCATGGAACGAGTCCAATTTGAGATTTTAAGCGCAGAGCGTCGATATATTTAGTGTAATAGCCGCCTTCTACTCCCATATCAAACGATGTCCAATACTCTTGGAGCTGTAAGTCCTCAGACATCTCTCCAATCTCTCGCTCACGCATAATAGAATCAATGGAAATATGCTTCGTATCATCAACCGTAAGCTTAGAAACAAACCAATCGTCTGGATTTTGGGTCGCCACATTATACATATCGTATAAAAACGACTTTCCACGCGGTGTGCTGATGATAAGAACCCAGCCGTCATTGGCAGTCAGAATAGGTCGCACAAACGAATATGCCATTGGATCACTTAAGGCAAACTCAGAGAACACTACACCTTGTGGGTTAGTTCCAACAAGCGTTGTGTCATACGAATCAGAACCAATCACCTGAAAAACAGAGCCATTCTTAAGTCTTATACGCATAAGCTGCTCATTGCGTGACTCAACAAGCTTTGACGGAAGATAATCTAAAATGCGAAAACCATCGTTTGTAATCGCATCCCACAAAATCCTGCGTCCAGATGAAAATGTAGGAAAAATATAATATATGGTCTTTGTAGATCTAACCAATTCTCGTATGCATAGATTCCAACCACAAATATCTTTGCCAGAATTATGTACTACATATCCATTGGCAACAAAGTTGTGATTTTTTTCTGTTTCTATGTCATAGAGCTCTTCAGGGCCAGAATCAATTACATTAACTCTTGAAAAATAACATCCCATATCACGATTTTTATATTCTCGGCCAGTTGTTTTTCCATACAGAGCAACTTTCCATAATTTTGTAATTTTTGAAGCGCTCTTCCATGAAAAGTTTCTCGAATTCAGTGAAGGCGTTTCAGGGTCATGCTTTTTTGTTAAAAACATATGATCGCGAGAGCATTTAATTTCTGGTCTATCATATGCTTTTACAGTTACAGTATCTCGTACTCCTGTAGACCAGAAATACTTAACAGTGTCCTCAACAAACCTATAATTATCCCAAGATAAAACTCTGTCCCCAGCTTTTATATCCTTCAGCAACTTCCATGAACCATCAGCCATTGTAATATGAGTATTGCCAGACAAGCACCGCCTCGGCCATATTGCCATTATACGCTTGTATCCATCAGTTTCAAGAGCCTTAAAAAGACATCGTTGGTAGGGGCGTGGCTCGAATGCGTTAAGAGTAACTGTCTCTTTTTTCATTGCTTCTTATTCTCTTCTTAGTTCCAGTTCAGCAAGCGCTAAAAAGAAATGACGCTTTTTTTCTTTGTATTTGTCGCTGCTTCTAAACTCTTGTTCGTTTCTATATAACTCTTCAATGATTGGATTATATTCTCTTTCAATCTTCATCTTCAATTCTTCAAGGCGAATCTTATCAAGACGTTGTAACTTTTTTCTTCTTCTAATCTTGTCCATTTCAACACCAACAAAGAAGAAGAAAGCTACCATGCTTGCTGCAAAGAACATCTTTAATCCTTATTGTTTCTGTCTTCTTCGGTTATCTTCTGCGCAATAACCTCCTCAAAGAAGCCTTCTCCGAATTTGTTATCAATCATGTGCTTAAGGTGTGTAAGCCTTCGTTCAATTCGCGCTTGTATCCTTTGTACCTCAGCTTGTGATAGCTGCTTCTCAGTAGTAAAGCGACCCACAAAGGCAGAAAGCAAAAGAGATACACTTAAAGTGAAGATCTTGAGAAGCTTTTTAACCTTCATTTATCCGGCACTTTTTTAGATACAGTCCTTCTCTTTCTCGGCTTTGGCATCTCTTCAAGCAAATCCTTACAACTGCTAATAGAATCCGAAAGATCCATGACTGCAACAGAGATACGATCAAGCTTAACGACGCCTATTCTTAGCAAGGAAAGAATGGATTGAAAAAAAGAATACACCAGCTTGAGATACACCCCTAAAAAGAGAATAACGACGATAAAAGGCACAAACTCATATAATTCCATAGCAACCCTTTCATACTTAAAGCTAAGATTTCTTCTTCATAGGCGAAGACTTTTCTTTCTCTCTTTTTTCCTTTAGAATCTCGTGCTCAATGCCTACCATACCCCTTAGATATAAAAGAAGGTTTGTCGCCCTTTCAGATTTCAAATAGATCTTACGAGAGATTTCACAAAGCTCTTTCATAGCCTTACTTTGCATCAAAAAGAATCGAATAAAGAAGACAAGCCCGATAGCAAAAAGTATTAATTCAATCACTCCACAACATTTCATAAATCCCGTAATTTCCATAAATTCCACATGCTTCCTTCTCATCTATTACTATTTCTTAGATGAAGACCTTTTTTCTTTCTGCCTTCTCTTTTCATACTCAACCGCCAACAATTGCTTTGCACGTTGCATTTCTTCTGAACAATT